ACCTATTGTAGGTTATATAAATTAAATCCCTATATACTTCTTGTTTAGTCTTTTTTTTATGTTTAATAAGAAAGGCAGGTGATTCTATGACGCCAAAAGAAAAGAAATTTGCAGATGAATGGCTTATAGATTGCAATGGTACTCGAGCATATATGGCCGCGTATCCTAATGTTAAAAATAATAAATCTGCGGGTGTTTTAGCAAACAAGCTTTTAGCAAAGGCTAGCGTTAGACAATATGTTGATGGAAAACTGGCCGAGCTTAGCTCAAAAAAGATAGCAAGTGCAGAAGAGGTTATGGAATACCTGACTAGTGTATTACGAGGTGTGTCTTCCGCTGAAGTAATCGTTGTTGAGGGTATAGGCGATGGATATTCCGAGGCGAGAGCTGTGCAGAAAAAGCCAGATGAAAAAGAGAAACTTAAAGCGGCGGAGTTACTTGGTAAGAGATACGGCTTGTTTACAGATAAGCTTGAAGTTGACGGGAACGCTAAAGTTGTGATAACAGATGATATACCAAAGGATGATGCAAATGGCTAGGTTATCTAGCTTAATTGCACCATCCTTTTATAATATTCATAATTGTCTTAAAGCTAATAAATATACTCATTATTGGCTCAAAGGCGGCAGAGGCAGTACAAAATCATCATTTACGAGTATAGAAATTGTGCTAGGAATGATGAGTGACAGTAACGCTAATGCAGTAGCTATAAGAAAGGTAGGACAATATCTTAAAGATAGTGTGTTTGAACAGCTTTTATGGGCTATACAAGTATTAGGTGTTGAACAATACTGGCAAGTCAAGCTTAGTCCGTTAGAGCTTGTATATGGCAAGCAAAGAATAATTTTTAGAGGTGCAGATAAGCCTAAAAAAATTAAATCTACAAAATTTAAAACAGGTTATTGTAAATATATATGGTACGAAGAAGTTGATGAATTCAATGGAATGGAAGAAATAAGAACAATAAATCAGTCTCTCATGAGAGGTGGCGAAAATTTTGTTGTTTTTTATTCATATAATCCGCCCAGGTCACAGAGAAATTGGGTAAATAATGAAATTTTAGAAGAAAGAAAAGACAGAGTTGTACATCACAGTAGTTATTTAACAGTACCTAAAAAATGGCTTGGTGAACAGTTTTTTATTGAAGCCGAGCATTTAAAAGCCGTCAATTATGATGCCTATGCTCACGAATATTTAGGTGAGGTAAGAGGAACAGGTGGAGAAATATTTACTAATATTACAATTAGAAAAATATCAAATGATGAAGTAAATAATTTTGACCATATAAAAAGAGCTGTTGACTTCGGATATGCTGTTGACCCACTCCACTATACAGAATGTCATTTTGATAGAACTAGAAGAAGATTATATATATTCTTTGAAATACATAAAGTTGGACTGTCAAATAGGCTAGCCGTTGATGCTATTATGCGACAGAATAAAGATAATTGTCTGGTAATGGGTGATAGTGCAGAGCCAAGAACAATAGCAGAATTTAAAGCTTTAGGCTTAAATATAAAAGGTGTAAAAAAGGGTCCGGATAGTGTTAATTATGGTATTAAATTTTTACAAGATTTAGAAGAAATTGTAATTGACCAAGAAAGATGCCCTAATACAGCTAGAGAGTTTCTAGGTTATGAGTATGAAAAAGATAGTAATGATAATTTTAAATCTGATTACCCTGACAGAGATAATCACAGCATAGATGCAGTAAGATACGCTCTTCGCGATTATATGAGAAATAAAACTGGAATAAAATTCTTAAAATGATGAGGTGATAAAATGGACTTGACTGTAGCTATTGAGCTTATAAAAAAATATACTTTAGGGCATAGCAATTTTGTTTCTAAAGCAACAATAGCTGAAAGGTATTACAGAAACAAAAACGATATTCTTTTTGGTAAGAAAAAAGATGCAGAAACAGAAGCTGTAAGAAATGCAGACAATAGAATTTGTAGCAGTTTCTATAGCTTGATTGTTAATCAAAAAGCAGGCTATATGTTTACATACCCACCCGTGATTGATATAGGTAATAGCTCTAGTAATAAATACATTCAGTCTGTTTTAGGCGATGCCTACGCAAAAAACTGTAAAAAGCTATGTGTTAATTCTGCAAATGCCGGTATAGCTTGGGTTCATTATTGGATTGATGATAAAAATAGATTTAGATGGGCAGTTATAGACAGCAAAGAAATAATTCCAGTCTATAATAACGATTTAGAGAAGAAGCTCATAAGTGTTTTAAGAGTGTATATGGAATTAGAAGAAGAAACCGGCAGACATTATATGGTTTACGAGATATGGACTGAAACTGAGTGTGCTACATATAAACGATATGTAAATGAAGGACTTGATAGACTTATGGAGCTTGCAAGATACCCTATTGGTTTTGATATTCCAAGGGCATATACAAATGTACTTAATCATAATTTTGGTCAAGTTCCTTTCATAAGTTTTGCCAACAACGATAATCATACAAGTGACTTAGAGCCTATAAAGGGACATATTGATACTTATGACAAAGTGTACAGTGGCTTTATAAACGATTTAGAAGATATTCAAGAGATTATATTTATTCTAAGTGGCTATGCGGGTGAAAGTTTAAGCGAATTTCTCGGTAATTTAAAGAAATACAAAACCATTAAGCTAGACGAAAATATTGATGGTAAAGGTGATTTAAAAACACTTACTATAGACATACCGGTTGAAGCAAGAAAAGAATTATTGAGCATATCCCGTAAGGCAATATTTGAACAGGGACAGGCAGTAGACCCTGAACCATCGAATTTTGGCAACGCAAGTGGTGTAGCTTTAAAGTATTTATATTCTTTGTTAGAGTTGAAAAGTGGACTTACTGAAACAGAATTTAGATTAGGTTTTGCAGAGCTTGTAAGAGCTATTTGCAGACACGCAAATATACAGTGTAATGAAATTAACCAAGTATGGACAAGAAATAGCATCACGAATGATACTGAACTTGCAGATATTGCATCAAAAAGTACAGGCATTATTTCACAGAAGACCGTTCTTCAAAATCATCCTTGGGTTGACGATGCCGAAAAGGAAATTGCTGAATTAAAAAAAGAAACTAATGAAAAAGTAGGCGATTACGGTTTTCCACAAACTAGCGAGGAAGAATGATGAAGAATAATGAATATTGGGCTAAAAGATTTAAAGCTTTAGAAGAAAGGTCCAATGCAGAAGCCCAAAAGTGCGTAGCCGAATCTATGAAATTAATAGATGATGCAATCATTCAAATTGATAAAGACATTACATACTGGTTAAAGCGTTTTGCTGATAATAACAATATGACTTTAGCTGAAGCCAAAAAAGCTATTACAAATAAAGAGCTAAAAGAACTTGGATGGGATGTTGAAGAATACATAAGAAAAGGCTATGCTAACAGCTACTTGGGAAACTGGGACAAAGAACTTGAAAACGCAAGTGCAAAATATCACATCACTAGACTTGATGCTATTAAAATGCAAATGATGTTATTTTGTGATAAAGCATTTGCCGATATTACAGAAAATGTCACACAAACGCTATCAAATGTGTATAAAGATGTTTATTATAGAACGGCATTTGAAGTACAAAAAGGTATTGGTGTGGGATTTAGTTTTGCACAAGTAGATGAACGCAGACTTAAATTGATACTTGAAAAGCCTTGGGCTATTGACGGTACAAACTTCTCTGAAAGAATATGGGGTACTTACAGACCTAAATTGACAAATAAACTTCAACAAGCTTTAACAGATTGGTGCGTTAGAGGTACAGACCCTAAAAAGCTTGCAAGACAATTAAGTTATGAAAGCAATGTAGCCCAATCAGCTTGCAATACTCTTATTCGTACTGAAACAGCCCAGATATGTACAAGGGCAGAAATGGATAGCTATGATGAATTAGGAGTTGAAAAGTATAGTGTATTAGAAACACTAGATGGTAAAACTTGTGATATGTGTGCTGATATGGATAGTAAAATCTTTAATAGAGATGACTTTGAAATAGGGATAACAGCACCTCCTTTTCATCCGCGTTGCCGAGGTACTACAATACCGGAAGTCACAGACGAGCTACTTAAGCAAGGTAGAAAAAGAGCTGCAAGGGACCCTGAAACTGGTAAGACTATCTATATTGATGATATGTCATACACAGATTGGAAGGAAAAATTTGTTAGTAATGATAAGTTTACAAGTGCAAATAATGATGATATAATAAAATCAGAAAGAAGAATGTCTAATAGACTAAGAACAAGCCCTTCTCATATTTTAACAGATTCTGAAATTAATGAAATAAAAGAATACTCTTCTGAGCTAAATATACCTATTGAGGTACTTAGATTTAATGAAGGCGGTAGAACGGGTTTCAGCGATATACAAGGTATTATAAATGTTAGAGGTGATATTTTGCCAGACATTAATTCTACATATAATAGAGATTTAATGTCACAAAGAGCTGTTTTGGCACACGAATATTATGGGCATTATAAAAACCACCCATCAAAATTCAGAATTGATGACTGGAGAGATGAATTTAAAGCAAGTTATGATGCTGCAATAAATGCGCCTAATTTAAGTGATGCTGAAAGGCGTAGCCTTATGATAGACGCTTACGATAGAGCAAAAGAGGCTGGCGTGACAGTTAAGTATAATAAAAAAGCGAGGTTGTTAATTTATGGCTATGACTAATAGTGAAAAAAACGCAGTAGTTGCAAAACTTGAAGCCCCAGGAAAAAGAGTAATATGCCCTCGTTGTGGTTCTGAATTAAAGTATTATAAATTTGGGAATTCTTCTGAAGTTTATTGTCCTAAAGATAAAGAAATTAAAGGCACGATAAGAGGTATTTAACTGTGGACTTCTAAAGTGATGTTAGAGCACTTAACAGATAATGTTAGGTGCTTTTTAATGTAAAGGAGAGAAAAATTATGCAGACTTTTTTATTTTGTTTATACATTCTTAAAGAGATTAGCTCTATAATTTTATTTTCAGCCGTTGCCGCTTCGATTGTGTACGCATACTGCGGAGACCATAAAAATCTTAAAGATGATAAAAATAAAAACAAATAAAACTTACAGGCAAGTTAGAAAAACACAATAAATAAGCAGATTAGGACAGTTTAAAGCTGTCCTTTTTTGTTACCTGAAAAAGTTAAATGGAGGAAAAGACATGGAAAAGATTTTAACATTGGAAGAAACTGCAAAAATGATGTTAAGTGAAGATTACAAGGAAAGATTTAAGGCTGAATATTATCAGCTGGTTAATAGATATAAAAATCTTAAGGCAATGTTGGAAAAGTGGGACAATGGTACTTTGGGCTTTACGCCAGATTGTACACGAGGAATTTATGAAGCACAGCTTGAAACAATGGAAAAATACATAGCTATGCTTGAAATTAGAGCTTACTTTGAAAAAATAGATTTATTAGGTGGTGGAAGTGAAGGGTTGGTTTATACAACTGAATCTATGGATGCCTTAAGAGACGCTGTAGTAGGTGGTATAAGTGCTATGATAAACTTTATGTTAGAGGCTAAGAAAGAAAAATAAAGTCAGGTATTTTGTGAGATGTTAAATATTTGAAAGGATGTGATTCCGTTGGGCTAGTTATAACTAATTTTTATGATAGGAATTACGGCGATGCCTGAGGGCTAAACCTAGTGGGGAGGTTGCGACCAAACCACTTTAAATAAATGTAACTATAAATAATTTAGTCAGCAAAGGAAATGAGTGTCACAGCTTATTTCCTTTTTTCGTCCTAAGCAAGACATTTAAAAGGTTTAATATTCTCTTGCAGTAGGAGATATAAACTACTGTATATATCCGTGGCGACACCACATATAAAAACAAGATATAGGAGGTAATAATATGTTATTTTTGAAGGAAGTATTAGGTGAAAAGTACGAGGAGTTTAAAGGAATTATTGACGCGTATAATTCTGAGAACAAAGACAAACAGGTAAAACTGGCTAATTTAAGTACAGGCGAATATGTCAGCAAGGCTAAGTATGACGCTTTAGAAAGTGAAAAAAATAATGTAGATACACAGTTAAAAACTGCGAATAGCACTATTACAGCATTAAAGAAAGACAATAAAGACAATGAAGCTTTACAGACTGAAATAGCAGGCTATAAAACAACAATTACAAACCTTCAAGCAGAAGCGGACAAGTTTAAGAAAACTTATGCTGTAAAAGAGCTGTTAGTTAAGGAAGGTGTAATTGACCCAGACTATGTTATTTACAAGCAAGGTGGAGTTGATAAGTTTAGCTTTGATGATAAGGGAGAACCTGTTGGCGTTACTGAGATTGTTAAGACTTTTAAAGAAGATGCGTCTATGGCACATTTATTTAAACAGACACAGCCAATTTATGAGCCGGCTGGAGGTCAGGGTAGTAATGTAAATCCTTTTGCAAAAGAAACTTTCAATTTAACAGAACAGGGTAAACTTTTAAAGGAAAATCCTGCACAAGCAAGAGAAATGGCTACTGCGGCAGGAGTAGAAATTAATTTTTAAAATAGGAAAGGAGTAATTGAGTATGGCAATTACAAAATTAAGTGATGTTATTGTACCAGAGCTTTTTAACCCATATGTTGTAAATAGAACAATGGAGTTATCAGCTCTTTTTAACAGCGGTATAGTAACAAATAATCAGGAATTTAATCAGTTAGCAAGTGAGGCAGCACCAATTCACAACATGCCTTTCTTTGAAGATTTACAGGGTGAATCAGAACCTATTATTGAAGATGCTGATTTAACACCAAACAAGATTACATCAAACAAAGATGTATCAACAACTATTCGCAGAGCGAAGATGTGGGCAGCAACAGACCTCTCAGCAGCATTATCCGGTAAGGACCCAATGATGGCTATCGGTGATTTGGTTGCAGGCTTCTGGGCAAGAGATAAGCAGAAAGAGCTTATTGCAATTTTAAATGGTGTGTTTGGTACTTATACAAACGGCAGTTCTGAAACAGTTACACCTCTTGCAGACCATATTCTTGATATTTCTAAGTCTAAGACAGCAGCTGCAATTATAGAAGGTAAGTCTTTTGTAGATGCTTGTCAGCTTCTTGGTGACGCACAGAGTCAGCTCACAGCTGTTGCTATGCACTCTGCTACTAAGTCATATTTAAGAAAGTTAGATTTGATTGAAACAGTCAAGGCATCATCTGAACTTGAATTTGATACATACCAGGGCAGACGAGTTATTGTTGATGATAGTTGTCCGGTTGTTGATGGTGTATACACAACATATTTATTTGGTGACGGTGCTATTGCCTACGGCGAAGGTAACCCAGTAGGTCACATAGCAACAGAAATTGACAGAGACAAGAAGAAAGGCTCTGGTGTTGATTATCTTATTAATAGAAGTGCGTTTATCTTACATCCACGTGGTATTAAGTGGACTAACGCAGTTAGAGCTAATGTTGAAACACCTACTAGAACAGAGCTTGCTAATGCTCAAAACTGGGAAAGAGTATATGAACCTAAGCAGATTAGAATTGTTGCTTTTAAGCATAAGTTAGGGTGATTATGTGATTAAAGAATGTGATGTAACTGAGAAACTTAAATCATTAGGCTATAATGTTAATGATAGTGATTTAGTGCTTATTCAATTTGCGATAAATGGAGCAGAGCAGTATATAAAGAATTTTTGTAATATTACTGTTATACCACCCGAACTTTATTTTGTTGCTGTTGATATTGCGGCAGGTACACTATTAAGAACTAAGTCTAGTGTTGGTGAAAATGTTTGTGATAACATTGACTTTAACGCAGGAAGAATAAGTAATATATCCGAAGGGGACACAAGTGTAGGTTACACTTATGATAATAATACAAGTGCAGCTTCAAGATATATTACTTTATTAGATAGGCTCTGCAATAGAGATGCCGAACTTATCGCATTTAGAAAGTTAAGGTGGTAAGAATGAGTGTTTTTAATTCTGCAAGAAAACATATAGAAAGTTTGTACACTGGAACTTGCTCAGTATATGAGCTTAATAATATTCGAGATGAAGATACAAAACAAACAAGGCAAATTGAGCAGATGATTATTGAAAATCAACCTTGTAGAATTTCTTTTGAAACCACATCACCTACAACTAAAAATAATGATACAGTACAAGAAAAAGTACAAAATATAAAGCTTTTTATGTCACCCGATTTGACTATACCACCTGGCTCAAAAATAGTTGTTAATCAAAATAATCGCGAAGGCATTTATAAAAGCTCTGGGGTACCTGCTATGTATGCAACCCATCAAGAAGTAGCTCTGGAAATATTTGAAAGGTGGGGTTAAATTATGGCAAAGACCGGTAGATGCGATTTTAGTGAATTAAAAAAATTTGCAAAACATTTAGAAAAGCAAGAAATCAAAGCTAAAGCTATGATTGAACGCTGTATAAATGATTTAGGTGCTGAGGTATTAGCAAGAGCTAAACTTCGAACTCCAGTTGATACTGGTGACCTTAGAAGAGCTTGGACTGTATCAAGTATTACGCGTACAGGTAATTGTTATAAGGTAATCGTAAGTAATAATCTTGAATATGCTGCCTATGTTGAATATGGACACAGAACTGTGAATCACAGAAAATGGGTACCTGGAAAGTTTATGTTGACTATATCGACAAAAGAAGTGGATAAACTTACTCCTGCGGTACTTGAAAGGCGTGTGCGAAACTTCCTTAATCAGGTGATGCGTTATGATTAATAAGATTATTAAAGGGATAAGCCAAGCCCTCTATAGTGAGTTTGGCGAAGAATACAACATTTATACAGAAGATGTAGAGCAAGGTTTGAGAGAACCTTGCTTTTTTGTTCAGTGCATAAATCCTAAAATAACTAGGTTTTGTGGAAATCGTTATTATAGAGAAAATCAATTTGCAATTCAGTATTTTCCTAAGTCTAAGGACTATAGAGCAGAATGTTTTAGTGTTATAGATAGAATGTATAAAGCACTTGAATTCATAGAACTTGACTCTGAACCGTTATTAGGAAAAGGTATTGATACAAATATTTATGATGGTGTTTTAACATTAACAATAAACTATGATATATTCGTCATTGTTGAAAATGATGTTGAAAAAATGGAAATTCTTATACAGAAAGGAATGATAAAAAATGGCAACTAGAAAATCTACAGCTGTGGAAACTACAGCATTAAACTCAATTGAAGCTACTGAAGAAAAGCCAATCGAAGCTGTAATAGAAGCAGAAGCAAGTTATTCTAAAGAACAAATTACAGCGAGTAAAAAGTATTTAAAATACATTGATGTGTTAAATACGATATTAGGCAATCGTAAATATACTTTTAGCGAAGTAGACCAGTTACTTAAAGAATTTTTAGAGAGTGAGGTGTAAGTATGGCTTTAGGTGGAGGTACTTTTGTAACCCAGAATAAGGTTTTACCAGGTGCGTATATCAACTTTATATCAACATCAAATACAGGTGTTGTATTTGGAGAAAGAGGTGTGTGTGCTGCACCATTAAATCTTAATTGGGGTGTTGAAGATGAAGTTATTGAATTAACAGCAGAAGAATTTGAAAAAAATTCACTAAAAATATTTGGTTATCCATATACAGATGATGCAATGAAGCCTTATAGAGATTTATTTAAGAATGCACAAAAATGCTATTTTTATAGAGTAAATAGTGGCGGCTCTGCAAGTGCTGAACTTGCTTCTGCAAAATGCCCAGGTACAAGAGGAAATGATATTTTTTATACCGTTGCAAAGAATGCAGATAAAACTGATTTGTATGATGTGTGTACTTATATGCGTAGCGTAGATAAGAATGTTGAATCTAATAAACTTTATGATTTTGGAAATGCAAAAACCGGAAATACAACACCTACTATTGCAAGTGCATTTCCTGATATTATAAATGTTGGTGGAAAAGCCGCTATACAACAGGATAATTCAGATGGTAATAACCCTTGGTCTTGCTGGATTGATGAGGTAAGAGAAGGTACAGATATTGATGAAAATGGTAAGCCTAGCAGTAGGGCTTTATGTTTTGCAAATTTGGTTGTTCCTTGTAAGATTAAAGTTACTTGTATTAATAACACACAAGGTGCTGTTAAAATTTTCTCAGACGGTGCAAATCCCGCAACAGTTGACTCACAAGTACGCGGAGATGTTGCAACTTTTACAATTACAGCTGATGATGAAGCAACAAAAGATATTTATGTATATGGTGTAAGTAAGATAAGAATATCTAAAATTGAAATAGTATACGACGGTGCTATTTCAGATACTCTTGTAGATAAGCAGACTGTTAGTGGAATAGATAAATTAGTCGATAATGATTTTGTGTTTTGGAAGCGTAGCGCATCTTTAAAAGAAACATCAGGAACTTTTTTAACTGGTGGTATGGCAATAAAGGCTACAGGCTCAAGTTATCAAAGCTTTTTATCTGCTATAGAAAGTTATTCTTTTAATACTCTTATCTGTGATTCTACTTCTGATGTAATCAAATCTCTTTTTGTAAGTTTTACAAAAAGAATGAGAGATAGAGCAGGTATTAAATTTCAGACCATTGTGCATAATTATGCCGCCGATTATGAAGGCGTAATAAATTTAACAACAGATGCTGAAAAAAATACTGAAAGTCTTATTTGGTGGTTAGGTGGTGCAGAGTCATCTTGTGAAATTAACAAGAGTTGCACTAATAAAAAATATGATGGAGAATATACACCTGTTTGCTCTGACACACAGACAGGTCTTGAGCAGGCAATCAACAACGGTGAATTAAAGCTTCATAAAGTAGGTTCTGATTATAGAATTCTTACCGATATTAATTCATTGGTTACAACAACATCTGAAAAGAGTGATTTATTTTGCTCTAATCAAACCATGCGAGTATGCGACCAAATCGGTATGGATATAGCAACAATATTTAATACTCGTTATCTTGGTGTAATGCCTAACGATAATGCAGGTAGAATTGCACTTTGGGCAGATATTGTAAAGTACCTAAAGAATCTTGAAACTCTTAGAGCTATTGAAGATTTTACAGATACAGATGTTGTTGTAGAACAAGGAGAAGTTAAGAAAGCTGTTGTTGTTAATACACCTGTAACAGTTGTAAATTGCATGGAGCAATTATATATGACTGTAAAAGTTAATTAAGGAGGTTAGAATATAATGGCTAAAAACATAACAATGAATGCAAAAGATGCTATTGCAGCAAAATTAGCTAAATGTTTTATAACATTAAATGGGAATAGGTATAATTTTGCAAATATGATTGATATGGAAGTAAAGCTTGAAAAAGCAAAGTCAACTATACCAAGGCTTGGTGCGATTATGACCGGACACAAGTCAACAGGTATGGAAGGCACTTTTAGTGGTACAATGCACTACAATCAGTCAGTGCTTAGAAAAGTTCTTGAAGATTATAAGAATACAGGCGAAGATGTATACTTTGATATGCAAATTGAAAATAATGACCCAACTTCTACTGCAAAAAGTCAGACTGTTATACTTTATGACTGTAATACTGACGGTGGTATTCTTGCTAAGTTTGATGCAGATGGCGAATATATTGATGAAGAAATAGAAGGTACATTTGAGGACTTCTCAATCCCTGAAAGCTTTAAACAGCTTGATGGTTTTTTAGCTAACTAAATATTTTGGCAGGCTATTTAATACAGCCTGCCTTATTTGTTTTTATTATAATTATGGAGGATAAAATTATGTCAAAATTTAATGCTTTTATGAAGGCTAACAAAGTGGTAAAGGAAAATGTAAGACGCGTTGCAACAACATCTATTGTTGATGAAAACGGTAAGAGTCCAGAATGGGAATTTAGACATATTACCACAAAGGAAAATAAGGAATTAAGAGAAAAGAATATTAAAGAAGTGCCTATTCCAGGTAAATTTGGTGCGTTTAGACAGAGAATTAATGGTGAAGCCTATGTGCTTGATATGATTGTCGCATCTACAGTTACACCTAATCTTTATGATGCCGAGCTTCAGGACAGCTATGGCGTAAACACACCAGAGGACCTTTTAATGGCTATGTTAGATAACCCTGGTGAATATGATGACCTTGCCGCTTTTATTCAGAAGTACAATGGCTATAATAAGGAAATTAATGAAAAAATTGAAGAAGCAAAAAACTAATAGAAACAGACAGTGAAGCAAGTTTTGTATATTACTGTCTGTTTGAATTACATATTAGACCTTGCGAATTTGTTGATATGGATGAGCAAGAAAAAGCTTTTATTTTTGCAGCTGTAGAGCGAAAAGTAAAAGAAGATGAAAAACAAAAGAAGAAGATGAAAAAAGCTAAAAAGAGGTGAGTGTATTGACAATATCAAGTTCTATTGAGTTATATGACAATTTTAGTAGTACATTTACATCTATGCACTCAGCAATGAACTTAATGCTTTCAGGAATTAATGATATTCAATCTGCTTTAGATGCCGACATAGATATGAGTTCGTTTGAAGGGGCAAAAGAATGTTTAAAAGAAGCTGAAACAGCCGCAAAAGTTTGTCAAGAACAAATTGAAGCACTAAAGCAGTCTTCTCAGAACATCCCACCTGTTAAAGTTCCAGTAACTTATGATTTTGAAAATGTAGGACCTTTAGTTTTTACAAACACTGGGGTTGAAAGATTTAATCAAGAAATTGCTAATGCTAATACCCTAATGGAAAATCTTATTGCGACACAATCTACTATTAACAGTAATTCTGCAAGCGTTCTAAGACCTAACCAAACAGCAGAATTAAATAATACATTGGGTAGATTAACAGCTATACAGCAAAGAATACAGCAAATTGAAAATAACCCAGTTAATATTGGTTCAGATACTGCTAACGCAGGACTTGAATATTTGAGAACACAATTATATCAAGCAACACAAGTACAAACAAGATTAAATAGTGCTTTAACAAATATGGACCCTGCTACAGCAAATGCAGAATATGCAAGACTTGTAGCAAATATTAGCAGTGCAGAGAGGTATATTAGAGATAATGTTTCTGAACAAGGTAAATTTAATCAGGAAATTGCAAAAGGAACTAATGCTACAAATGGACTTCTAAGCAAGCTTAAAGGAATTACTGCTGCGTATTTAAGTATAAAAGGCGCAGGACAAGTTTTAGGCTTGTCAGATGAAGTAACACAAACGCAAGCAAGATTAAATTTACTTTTAGATAACTTTAATGAAACAGGTAGTGTAGATGATTTATTTAAAAAAATATATGCTTCTGCACAAGATGCGAGAGGTTCTTTAACAGATACCGCCGCTGTTGTTGCTAGATTTGGTAATAATGCAAAAGATGCTTTTAGTGGTTCAGATGAAGTAGTTGCTTTTGCTAATTTAGTACAAAAGCAAATGACAATCGCAGGCGCTACTACAACTGAAGCATCTAATGCTATGTTACAGTTATCACAGGCATTAGGCTCTGGCGTACTTCGAGGTGATGAATTAAATTCTATCTTTGAAAATGCTCCAAACCTTATCCAAAACATAGCAGACTATCTAGGAAAACCTATCGGTGAAATACGAGAAATGGCTGCCGATGGAATGATTACCGCAGATGTTGTTAAAAATGCTATTTTTGAAGCAAGTGATGAAATAAATGAAAGATTTGAAAAGATGCCTTTGACTTGGGGACAAATGTGGACAAAGTTTCAAAATACGGCAACTATGGCTTTTAAACCTGTACTAGATAGGCTGAATGAACTTGCTAATAGTGAAGGATTTCAGAATTTTGTAACAGGAGCGATAGAAGTTTTAGCTGTTTTAGCTGATGTGGTTATTGATATTTTTGAAGCTATTGGAAATATAGCAGAATTTGTAGCTCAAAATTGGAATGTCATAGGACCTATTATATATGGTGTAGCCGCTGCTTTAGCTATATACTATGGTTGGCTATTACTTATTAAAGCTATCGAACTTATTAGCACAGGTGTAAAAATAGCATTATGTATGGCTTCATTTGCTCATGCTGCCGCAACAGGAACAGAAGCGTCTGCTACTGCTGCTGCAACAGCGGCACAATACGGCTTAAATACAGCTATTTTATCTTGCCCTATATTTTGGATAATTATATTAATTATTGCATTAATAGCTATATTAATAGCTTTATGTAATTGGATTGCAGATGTAACCGGTGCAGCACAATCAGCCCTGGGTATAATATGTGGAGCTTTAGCTGTTGCAGGAGCTTTTATTTATAATACTGTAGTCGGCTTACTTAATGGAATAATGCAAATAATTTGGTCTATTTTTGTTACTCCATTTTTAGGCATAATAGAGTGGATTTTAAATGCTTGTAACGGTGGATTTAATAGCTTTGGTGACGCAGTAGCAAATCTTATTGGGCAAATTATTTCTTGGTTCTTAGATTTAGGTAAGGTTGTTACAAAGATAATAGATGCAATTTTTGGTACAGACTGGACTGCTGGACTTTCAAGTTTACAGGATAATGTACTTGCGTGGGGTAAAAATGAAAATGCTATAACAATAAGCAGAGATGCCCCAGAAGTTCCATTACAAAGAGTGGAATATGGCACAGCATGGAATGTGGGTGTTGAATTCGGCGACAAGGTTTCAAGTACTATTTCAGATAAAATATCAGGTGCATCTGATTGGCTTAAGAATAATGCAGAAGATTTGTTAAATCCAACTACAGACTCTGGCGAAGATGCTCTTAATGGGATTAAGTCAAACACTGATGATATTAAGAAAGAGGTTAAGCATTCAGATGATATTTTAAGTATGATAAAAGATAGTGTAAGCAAAGAAAGAATTGCTAACTATACAACTAAACAAATAACAGTAGATATGTCAGGTATGTCAAACCAAATTGCGAGCAGCTTAAGTATTGGTGATGTTGTGCGTGAGATGGAAAAGCGTATAACAGAAGCCGCAGCGGTATCGGTAGAGGGGGTGTAAGAAATGGCATATTTAATTTATGTTGAAAATGTTCTAATGCCTGTAACACCATCTAAGATAACACGAAAAGTTCCAGGTAAAAATGAAGAAATAGAGCTTTTAGGTGGTAAAACAGTTCTTAATTTACAAGAACCCGGTTTAACTGAATGGTCTATGGACTTTTTATTACCAAAAACTAAGTACCCTTTTGTAAACATAATTTCTGATAAGCAAGAATTAAGGTCCCAAGATTTTTACCTTACACATTTTAATACATTAATGGCAAAAGCAAAACCTTTTGACTTTATGATAATAAGAACTAAACCTAATGGGGTTTGGGATTTAGGGGAAGAAAATGGGACCTTTAAAATTGATATTCCTAATAATGATACTGAAAATCCAGTATATGTAAATGATTTAGACGGTATTTTAAATAAATGTAAATGTACGATTGAAGAATTTACAGATGAAGATAATACTGGCAACGGATTTGACAAAGTAATTAGTGTCACTTTTAAAAAATATTTAGATTATAGTACAAAGACTGTTAAATTAGTTACAGATAAAAAGACTAATAAAACTACAGCCACTACTGTAAAAGCTAGAGATACGAGTAGTAAAACTACGCCATCTACATATACAGTTAAGCCTGGGGATTATTTAATATTAATATGTAAAAAAGAATTAGGTGACGGAAGTAAGTGGAAGGAAGTATACAATCTAAATAAAGATAAAATCAAAAATCCTAATCTTATTTACCCAGGACAGGTGCTAAAACTTAAATAGAAGAAGGAAGTGATATTATGGCAGGAACTGTTAATGATATATTGAGTTGGGCTAGACAGTATATAGGTAAGAGTACATTTAAACATCAAGGCACAGGAAAAACTTTAAATGCAACAGATGCGTGCCAAGCATTCGTTGCATCAGCTTATAAAGCCGGCGGTGTTAATAAAACATACACATCTAAAGATACAGCTGCTATGGCAAGAGCCAGTTGGGGTAAAAATAAAATTTCGTATAGTAATGGTAAAGTTGATTATACAAATATACCTACTGGAGCTTGTGTCTACTCTCAATGCGGTAGTGACAAAAGAGGACATGTTTCTATTTATTCTGGCAACGGTAATATAATAGAAGCGGGTGTAAATCCTATTAGAGAAATAAACATAAACCAAACTTTAAGAAACAGAAAGTATTATAGTTGGGGTTATAATGGTGGAACTAAACCCAGTGGTTCAGCAACAAGTTCAGCCGGTAGCTCTCCAGCCAGTATACCTACAAAAACAATAACGCTACCCTCAGGTTTGGGTAGCGTATTTACTTATATGGGTTGGCAATTAATTACTTCAAAGACATCAGTACAGTATAAGCTTAGGTCCCAAGCCGGACAAAATTTCGATAGCGAAGGCTTTGGTATTATAAATGGTCGATATGTTGTTGCGTGTACAACAACATATGGTAGTGTAGGCGACTACATTGATGTGTATCAAAGTAATGGAAATGTGCTTAAATGTATCATAGGCGACATTAAAAATCAAAATGATGCCGGCTGTAATAAATGGGGTCATTTGAGCGGTAAATGTGTAATTGAGTTTGTTGTTAATAAATCAAAATGGTACAGTCCAAAACACGCAAGTCCGGGTACTTCAAGTTGCCACCCTGAATGGGGTGGTAAAACTATAACTAAAATTGTAAACTTGGGTAGCTATTTTAATGGTGCAAGTGCAGACGGTGGAATGTATGAAAGCGATACTAAAAAGAAAGATAAAGTTGATTTATGTTCTACATCTGTTATAAGTGTAGTAAATGTTGCAGGAACATTAAACGATAATGCTTATATAAATATTCAAGGAAATAAAGATGCTCGTTATGAGCTACATATAATAAACAATGGAATAGATTATCAGCCATTGGTTGTTGGAGAAGTAACTTGGACTACAGAATGGAAAGATGCAGCAGGTAAGTTAGAATTTACAGTTTTAAAGGACCCGGCATTAGATATACAAGAAGGTAATGTTGTAGCATTTTTGAAAAATGGTGTTGGTGTTTTTTATGGTTATTTATTTAGTAAGTCAAGAAGTAAAGGTAAAGAAATCAACTGTACTGCTTATGACCAATTAAGATATTTAAAAAACAAAGATACTTACTGCTATAAAAACAAGACTTTAAGAGATGTAATTATAATGATTGCTATGGACTATAGATTAAAAGTAAGCCAAAGTAAGCTTGTTGATACGAAGTATTCGATACCAGGCAGAGTTGAAGATAATGAAACTCTATTTGATATTATAAAAAATGCAAGAGAGCTTACCGAAAGTGCAACAGGTAATATGTATATATTTTATGATGACTATGGGTTACTATGCTTAAAGCGAATTGAAGATTTAAAAACAGACTATTTGCTTGATGATGAAACCTGTGAAGATATGGACTATACATCTAGTATAGATGATGAAGTTTATAACCAGATACAGTTTTATAGAGATGATGACACAACTGGTAATAGAGCAAAATATATATTCAGAAATGCTGAACTTATTAACAAGTGGGGCGTTTTACAGCTTACTTGTAAATTAGAAAAAGATGATAACCCTGCTGCTTTTGGTAAATCAGTTCTTAAGCTCTATAGCGAAAAGAAAAGAGAACTTACTGTAAAAGATTGTTTTGGTGACATTAGATTAAGAGCAGGTGCATCTATATATGCCAATCTAAATTTAGGTGACATTGTTTTTAAAAGCGCACAGGTAATAATAAAGAAGGCTGTACACAGATTTGGTGCTAAGTATAGTTGTGATTTAACATTATTAGGAGGTAGCCCTTATGTCGGTTGAGTTAGTTAAATTAATTAAAAGTATCGCTATGGATGCCGTTAGGGCAAGTAACCCTACGGAAGTAGTTTTCGGTACTGTATCTAAAGATTATGAAAATGATGGACAGTTTGCAGTTCGTTTGTCAGAAAAGCTCGAACTCGATGAAACTTTTTGTGTTTTTGGTAGTATAAGACCAGCCAACTTAAAAAGAGGTAACAGGTTAGTAATTATTAAAATGCAAGGTGGTCAAGCTTATTATGTTGCTGATGTTATAGCTGGAGGTGATTAAGTGCTACCTGAAAGTGCAAATTATGAACTTATTAGTGACTATGATGACTTAGAGCAAACAAGTATTACATATAAGTTAGATAAAGAAAATAAGCGTATTGTTGCAGTGTATGAAGATTATAAAGAAATAATACGCCAAGCAGTCTATCTTATATTAATGACAGAACGATATGATTATGCTATGTATTCCTGGAATTATGGAATTGAGCTTAACGATTTATTTGGTAGAGAAAGACAGTATGTAATACCAGTGCTTATGAGCCGAATAAAAGAAGCTTTATTGCAAGATGACAGAATATTAAATGTGACTGACTTTAATTTTAGCATAAAGCATAATGTGTATAATGCCAGTTTTACGGTTGTAACTAAATATTATAATGTAGATGTGAAGGATGTGGTATTTAATGTTTGAGGACTACAGTTATGACAATTTGTTGGCTGAAATGCTCTCGAATGTAGCTACAGATGTAGATAAACGCGAAGGAAGTATAATCTTTGATACCTTATCTCCTGCCGCTCTTGAATTAGCTAATGCCTATATGGGACTTGACACAATATTGAATAATGCTTTTGCTGATTCTGCTGAAAGGGGCTATCTTGTAAAAATAGCAAAAGAAAGAGGTATTACTCCCGAAGACTCAACAAGTGCTATTTTAAAAGCAGAATTTAACTTTAATAGTAGTGACGGAAATTATATAGGCGAAGTTGTAAGTACAGGTGATAGGTTTAATTTGGATAAAATAAACTATACCTTAGTAGCTCAGATGACTAATAATACAGATGTAGATATTACAGTTACAGACAGTGACGGTAATAATATAGTTGTTAGCAAAGGTAATATCATTCCTGGCTGTTGGCAGATTATGTGTGATACAACAGGTGAAGAAGGAAACAAACATTTTGGTACTCTTACACCAATAGTAACAATTTCTGGTCTTACAAAAGCAGAAATAACTGAATTAATAATTCCTGGCGAAGAGGAAGAAGATACTGAAACATTTAGACAAAGATATTTTGATAGTATAAATTCAGATGCTTTTGGTGGCAATCGTGCCAATTATATTAAATGGGTAAAAGAAATGGAAGGTGTCGGACAAGTAAAAGCTAACAGAACACCCAATGGTGGAGGTACTGTAGAAATTATTATAACGGATAGTGAAGGAAGTCCAGCATCAGATGAGCTTATAAATAGTGTAAAAGAAAAATTAGACCCTGCTGAATTTACTGGTTTGGGTGAAGGTATTGCACCAATTGGACATAGTGTCACAGTGAATACAGTTAAATATGTTAGTAAAGATATATATTTTAACGATGTAGAATATACAGAAAATGCTGACAAAGATGCTATAAAGTTGGCAGTAGAAAATATTTTAGCAGAGTATGCAAATGAAATAAATTCGGATTGGGAGAACCGAACAACTAAAAAAATATATGCAGCACAAATACTTGCAAGATGTATTGATGTAGATGGTATCGAAAATATAGAAAATGTTGACATAGAAGATAGTTCATACATCACTCTTAACGAAAAACAATTAATTGCGTTTGAAATAGGTGGTGGACTTGAATGAAATACATAGAATACTACCCACTTGTATTAAGAGAAATTTATGAAATACAAATTATTAGCAATATTCTTGATAAATTCTTAAATGAATTTGAAGAAAATAAAAATAATCTTATAAGCGAACTTTATCTTAGTACAGCAACTGGCGCGGGGCTTGAAATATGGGAAAATGTGTTAGATATTGAAGTTACGGATACAAGTGCTGATGTAAGACGATTTAAAATAAGAAGTAAGTTACTAGGAGATAATACAAGCTTAAGAACTAAATTAGATACCCTAATTGGTAAGGATAAGTATAGAATATCTATTGACCTTATTAACTGTCATGTTATTTTTAATTTAGAGTTATCTGCACAGAATCTTAAAAATGCAGTTGCAGAATTACTAGAAAAAGTATTACCCTTAAACCTTACATATGAAATAAACCTTGCATATAATAAGCATACTGATTTAGCATCATATCAACATAAAGAGCTTAACAACTATACACATAAAGAATTAAATGCTAAAAAATTGAGGTGATTAAATGTCAACAAAAACAGAAAATTATAATTTAACAAAGCCTGCTCAAACAGACTATTATAATGTAGATGATTTTAATAATAATTTTGATATTCTTGACGATGCTATAGACAAAATTGTTAAAGAAAACGCCAACTTACCTATAAGTAAAACGGTTGTTCAGACTAGAACTTTATCAACAAATAGTATTTCAAAAGGAAGTCATATTATTGTTGCTGAAAAAGGTCATTATAGTAACGGTTCAGCACTTATAATTGTTGAAGCTTCTGGCTCACTAAAGCATCATTCTCTTGTATTGGCAGTTAGTACAAGTTTTAACTCAAATGAAAAAACTATCACTTGTTTAAGTAATGCTGCATATGCTACTCAGCTTTTTTCTAAGGCTTCTGTAGAAACAGTATGGGCTGCAAATTCTCATAAAGTGTACTTAACATTAAATACAGATGTATTAAACTCTGTTAATGATAGTGTTGCACTTACAATAACAGTAATATCTTCGACTTGGTCAAGCTGTGCTAAATTATTATCTAGTTCAGAAACAACTGATACTGATAAAATTAATAACACTAAAAGCATAACTTTAACAAGAGGAAAAACAAGCTTAGATGTAGATACAAGTAAATTTTTCCCTATAAGTGGTGGTCAAATAAATGGCGATTTAATAGCAAGAGCAATAATTGCAAATGATAAACTATATTCAAGAGCTTTAGAAGTATTTGGAAAAACAAATGATAATACATCAACAAATCAAGGTGGGTATGTAGATTTTCACCACAATCAAGCTATAAATACTGACCAAACAGCTGGTGCTACAAATGATTATACAGCTAGAATAATTGAAGACAGTCCAGGCTCGTTAAATATTAAAGCAGGTCCAAATTTAACAGCTCAACTTAGTGTAGATGGTAGCGAAGTATATACTAACGCAAGAATTATGACGCGTACAGAAGATAATGTTACAGCCGGAGTATCACCGTTAAGTAGTGGCAATATTATTCTAATAATTGAATAAGGGGGCAACATAAATGGCTGTTTATAGTGGTGATAGCAACAATATTTCAAGAAATGTTACAAGTATATATGTTGGTAATGTAAACAATAAAGCTCGTAAAGTGCTAAAAATGTATGTTGGTGATACGAGCAATAAAGCACAACTTGTTTTTGAAGATAAAAGAGATTTTACTAATCTTAATTTCAAACTTACAGAATTTAATGAAGCAACCGGTGGCGATTTAACTCTTAATAAAACATACACTGCAATACCTAAAATGTGGAATACTAAAGCTGCTTTAAATTCATCAGCTTCATTTGTATCAGCAAAGCTTAGACTGCGCTCAAATGATGTAATTAAGTGCGTATATGATGTATCTGTACCGGATGGTTGCAAAGAGTATGATGTGTCTATTTGGTTGTTATCAAACGGCACAAATATTGTGCATAAAAGCTTAAATTCTAAAGAAAAAACTTGGGAAATAAAATCAAGTTTAAAAGATATTTCTTTTAGAATAAATCTTTATGGTGATAAGTCTGGAGTCACATTAAATTCTTGTGCTATATACATAAATGATACACAAATTTTGTAAAAAGAGGTGCTAGATGAAAGAATTAATACAAAGTTATTGGCTAGATTTATTATTTGCAATTTTTACAGGCTTTTTAGGACTATGCTACAAAGTCTTGAAAAAAGAGCTTATGAAAAAAATAAAAGAACAAGATGCAGTAAAAGAAGGTGTGGTAGCACTATTAAGGCAAGCTCTGTATGACTCATATAACAAATGGACTGAAAGAGGTTATTGCCCTATCTATGCAATGGAAGTTTCAACAAGAATTTATGAACAATACCACGCTTTAGGCGGTAATGATGTTGGTACAGAACTTTACGAGAGACTTAAAGAGTTACCAACAGAGACTTTAGCTGAGAATAAAATTATAAGTGATAATAAATATTTGAAAGAGAATTAAGGAGGTTGAAAATATGAAAAATTGGTTTAAAGCGGCTGCTATAAGAGCAATCAAGACCATGGCACAAACTGCTATAGCCACAATAGGTACTGCTGCTGTTTTAAATGATGTGAATTGGATTGCTGTTATATCAGCTACAATTCTTGCTGGTGGATTATCTATGCTAACCTCAATCGCAGGTTTGCCAGAAGTAAAGGAGTGATTTATATGAATATTACAGAAGATTATTTACCAATCAATAAGTATAGTAGACCGGGAAGAAAAATAAAACCAACAAAAATAGCAGTACACTATGTGGGTAATGCAGGCAGTTCGGCAAAGGGCAATAGAAACTATTTTGCAAGTGGCAAAGTATATGCTAGTTCTCATTATATTGTGGGTCTTGACGGAGAGATACTTAAACTTATACCTGAGGGAGAAATAAGCTATTGTACCAATCAAGCAAATAGCTACACTATTTCAATTGAATGTTGCCACCCAGATAAGTCTGGTAAATTTAATAACAAAACACTAAATGCTTTGATTGAATTGTGTGCAGATATTTGCAAAAGATATGGATTTAATCCACTTACAGATATTATAAGACACTATGATGTAACTAGAAAGGCTTGTCCATTGTGGTGGGCGCCTAATGGACCAAATAAAAATGCTAATGCAGATTTTGTAGCATTTAAAAATAGTGTAAAATCAAAAATGAATAATAAAGTAGAACAAGTAGTAAGAGTAGAGGAGGATGATGAAATGGTAACAGAGACAAATATAAAGATAAATGGTAAAGTTATTAAGATTAACAGAATATTTAAAGACGGCAAAAACTATATTGACCTTAGAGGTCTCGAAGAAGCGGGCTTTAAAGTTAGCTTCAATGCCGATACCAAGCTACCTACTCTTGATAATAATGTTATAGAGCTGCCTGTCAATGTTGATGGTAAGGAGACAAGCGTTGAGGCCGTAAATATTAAGAACCACAACTTTGTACCAATCAGAAGTATTGCAGCGGCGACTAAGGCCTTTGATGTGAACTATACAAATGATGATGGTGTTGTTATAAATAAGAAATAAGTGGAGAGGTGCTTCGGCACCTCTTTTTATTTTACTTTTTAGGTATAGCAAATACGCTGGAATCTGTACAAAAAAGTCTCTAAAATCCTGTTTGAAACGTCGGCATACAGGTATAAGCAAACGCGCTATAATTATAAATGCAAGTGATTAAAAACAGAAAGGAGTTAAAAATATGGGTAACTCTATAAGAATTATTGTAGATGCTATTCTTATCATTTTAAACGTTGCGATACTTATTAGCGTTATTAAGGAGGTGCTATAATGGGCTTAAAAGAAAAACGACTTGAAAAAGGCTGGACTCTTAAAGAGCTTGCAGAGAAATCTGATGTACATTTAGTTAAGATACAGCAGATAGAAAGCGGTAGAATTAAGGCTGAGAATATGACACTCAGAAATGCAGTAAAGCTTGCCAATGCACTTGAGTGCTCAACTAAAGACTTATTATAATAGAAAACGGCTGAGGGAGAAATCCACCTCCTTCAGCCGTTTTTCTTTGTTAAAAACGCATAGCAAACCTGCTTAATCTCTAAGCACTCTGTCGGCATACAGATGCCGAAAAACACGATATAATTATAAATGTAAGTGATTAAAGAAAGGAGGTTAAAAGCTATGCGTAAGAAAAAAGGTAATAAAAACCCACTCCTCGAAAAGTTAGTTCTTATCACAGCTATAATAAACCTTATCAATTCAATAGTAGGCTTAATAAAAGACTTACTTAATTGATAAGAAGCAGGGAGGGTAAAACCTCTCTGCGATTATTATAACACCTTTTTTCAAGAAAGTAAATAATCAAATTTGCTGTAGAATACGCATAGTAAAACTGCTTAAACTCTGTATGTTACGTCAGCATACGAAGCCAAGCAAACACGCTATAATAAATATATCAAATGAAACAAACCGTATTTTTAAGGAGGGCACACATTATGAAAAATTTAAACGAAATGACATCTAAGGAACTCAAGGAAATGGCTAAGGGCTTGAAGGTTGCAAACTGGTGGAACTTGAAGAAGTCTGAGCTTATCGCTGGCATCGAAGCCATTTCCAATATGGAAGTCTCTTCCGATGGGCTTGCTGAGACCGTAGCAACAGGCGGGCCTGCGAGTGCTGAGGCTAATACGCCAGCTGAGTCTACTAATGTAGAAGAAACCGCAACCACGCCTATGAAGATGAGCGATACCATCAAGACTTTGGAGACTATTTTCGACAAGCTCAATAACCTTTACTTTGAAGGAACACTACCAAGACCTGCTATCACAGTACAGTCTACGCCTAAGGCCTATGGGCATTGCTCAACAAAGAAAATATGGAAAGCTGAGGCGGCTGAAGCTATGTATGAGATTAATCTTGGTGCTGAGTTTATCAACAGACCCATTCAGGAGACGGCTGCAACGCTTATTCACGAGATGATACATCTTTACTGTATTGTTAATGAGATTGCAGACACTTGTCAGAATGGCAGATACCATAATAAAACTTTTAAACTTGAAGCTGAAGCAAGAGACCTTGAAGTCGGCTACGACCGTGCAAATGGCTACACATACACTAAGCCTACTGAAATCTTTAACAACAAGATTGCTGAGGTTGGTATCAATATGACTATCAAGTTTGCACGCATATTCAAAGCACCTATAAGACGAGAAAGAAACAAGCAACATAAGTATATCTGCCCTGCTTGTGGGCAGTACGTAAAGTCGGCATCTGAGCTTCACATCAAGTGTGCAGATTGTGACACAAAAATGACGCAAGAGTCATAAAAACGGTCAGCAGTTTTGTCAGCAAACCAAGCAGCGAGCTAGCTTAAACTACTGAAAGCACTGATAGTCTAATCAGCTGAGTCAGCAAATAAAAACAGCTCGCTGTCGAACTTGCTGATGGCCTCAGCTCAGTGTTTATAAGGTTTGGAATAACATTGCAGCAGTTACAGCA